CAGCGTGTCCTTGGCTACTTCGAGCAGTCGAATGTATTAGGAGTAACTGCCACACCAGACCGCGGAGACATGAAGAACCTAGGCTCTTACTTCGATAGCCTTGCTTATGAATATTCGCTAGTCCAAGCTATTAAAGAAGGCTACTTATCTAAAATTAAGGCCCTGACAATTCCGCTAAGTTTAGATTTATCAAATGTCAGCATGTCAGCAGGCGATTTCAAAGCGAGCGATGTTGGGACAGCATTAGATCCATATCTGGAACAGATAGCAGATGAAATGGTCAAGCAATGTGCTGATCGCAAGACAGTCGTATTCTTGCCTTTAGTAAAGACCTCGCAGAAGTTTCGCGATATCCTAAACGCAAAAGGCTTTCGTGCTGCTGAAGTCAATGGAGAGTCTAAAGACCGTGCAGAAATTTTAGAAGACTTTGAGAAAGACCGCTACAACGTGCTTTGTAATTCCATGCTTCTAACAGAGGGATGGGATTGTCCGTCAGTAGACTGTGTAGTTGTGCTAAGACCTACTAAGGTGCGTGCTTTGTATAGCCAGATGGTAGGGCGTGGGACTCGCTTGCACCCAGGCAAGGAAGAATTACTCTTGCTAGACTTCCTCTGGCACACTGAACGCCACGAGTTATGCCGACCCGCTCACCTAATTTGTGAGACTCCAGAAGTTGCTCAGAAAATGGTCGAGAATATGGAAGAGCAGACAGGCGTCATGCTTGACCTTGAAGATATGGAAGTTAAGGCTGCAGAAGACGTAGTCGCTCAACGTGAAGAAGCATTGGTCAAGCAATTGAAAGAAATGCGCAAACGCAAGCGCAAGCTAGTCGATCCGTTGCAATTTGAAATGTCTATCCATGCAGAGGATTTGTCGAGCTATGTTCCGAGCTTCGGTTTCGAAATGGCGCCACCTTCAGAAAAACAAATCAAAGCGCTTGAGAAGTACGGTATCTTTACTGACGAAATAGGAAATGCAGGCAAAGCCAATCTCTTGTTAGATAGATTGCACAAACGACAATCAGAAGGCTTGACTACACCAAAACAGATTCGATTTTTGGAAGGTCGTGGCTTCAAAGATGTGGGCATGTGGCAATTTGACCACGCTAGAAATATGATTGATCGCATTGCAGCTAACGGATGGAGATTGCCTGCTGGCGTGAGACCAGCTGAATATGTACCAAATTAAAGAAGGAGAAAACAGTGGCAGAGAATGATTTTAATTTGTTGCCGTTGCTGGATTACATCAATCCTGCCACGGTAGACTACCAGACATGGATAAATGTGGGCATGGCCTTAAAACACGAAGGCTACACGGCATCTGACTGGGATAACTGGTCACAAAATGATAGCCGATACAAGAAATTCGAGTGCTTCAAGAAATGGGACACTTTCAATGAACAAGCAGGAACTATCGTGACGGGTGCGACGATTACCCAACTTGCTAAAGAAAATGGCTGGGTGTCGCAATCCAGCTATGATAGCGAGAACGCGCATGAGTTAGGCTGGACCGATACAATAGATCGTGATTATCGTGTCATTAATAAAGACTGGATTGAAGGTAAGGAAATCCATGAGCCAACTATTTGGAACCCGGTTCAGGAAATTATCAAATACCTTGAAACACTCTTTGAAGCTAGCGAAAATGTTGGGTACGTTACTGAATGCTATCCAAAGACTGCCGATGAAACAGGCGAGATTGTCAAATGGTTGCCAACGAAGGGAGCTTACGACAGGACGGCTGGCCAGCTTATTAAAGAGTTGAGTCAGTGCAATGGTGATATCGGTGCAGTCTTAGGTGACTATCACGAAGAAGCTGGTGCATGGGTTCGTTTCAATCCAATGGACGGAAAAGGTGCAAAAAATGAAAATGTGACAGATTTCAGATACGCCTTGGTTGAATCCGATAGTATGCCAATCGATAAGCAGAACGCCATTTACAAAGAACTTGAATTGCCGATTGTTGCCTTGGTGCATAGCGGAAACAAGTCACTACATGCCATCGTCAAAGTAGATGCCAAGAATTACGAAGAATACCGTAATAGGGTTGATTATCTTTATAAGATTTGTCAAAAGAACGGTATTATCGTCGATACACAGAATCGAAATCCAAGTAGACTATCACGCATGCCGGGATTTATCCGTAATGGACAGAAGCAATTCTTAGTAGATACGAATATTGGTAAGACTGATTGGGATGAATGGTATCAATACATCGAAGATTTGAACGATGATTTACCTGATCCAGAAGGGTTAGCCGACAGTTGGGATAACTTGCCAGAATTGGCTCCTGAGTTGATAAAAGGCGTCCTTCGTCAAGGTCATAAAATGCTGATTGCTGGACCGTCTAAAGCTGGTAAGTCATTCGCATTAATCGAGATGTCGATTGCGATTGCAGAGGGCAAGAAGTGGCTTGGTTGGGATTGTACCAAAGGACGTGTGTTATATGTCAATCTGGAGCTAGACCGTCCGTCTGCCTTGCATCGTTTTCGTGATGTTTATCAAGCAATGAATTTAGCGCCGCAGAATATCAACAACATCGATATTTGGAATCTGCGTGGAAAGACCGTACCGATGGACAAGTTAGCACCTAAACTTATTCGTCGAGCTTTGAAGAAAAACTATATCGCAGTTATCATTGACCCGATTTACAAGGTCCTGACTGGTGACGAGAACAGTGCAGACCAGATGGCGCATTTTACGAATCAATTCGACAAAGTAGCTACAGAGCTAGGTTCTAGCGTTATCTACTGTCACCACCACTCTAAGGGTTCTCAAGGTGGCAAGAAGTCCATGGATCGCGCTAGTGGTTCGGGTGTATTCGCTCGGGATCCTGACGCGCTTATTGACTTAGTAGAGCTAGAAGTGTCAGAGGAATTACTTACTCAAAGGCTGAATCAGGCAGCGTGCGAAGTATACAAACAGGCTTTGCAAGAGCGAAACAATGCCTACTATCAGCAGAATGTAGGCCTAGATGACCTCTTGAGCCCTGCGCAAATGCGGACGCACTTCGAGAAAGGTATTCCTGATGTCATGGCTCGGGCGCCGTACACAGACAAACTCGAAGAAGTTCGTAACAAGATCCAGATAGCGACCGCATGGCGTGTCGAGGGCACGCTCCGAGAGTTTGCCAAGTTCAAGCCAGTCAACATGTGGTTCAGCTATCCAGTACACGCGCTGGATGAAACGGGTGTGCTGGCGGATATCCAATTGGACGATGATAAACCGGGGTGGATGAAAGCTAAAGAAACTCGCAAAAAGAACGCAAAGGAAGACAAAAAGCAAAAACTGATAGAGTTTGACGAAGCAATCGAAAACGCGAACTTCGGCGAACCACCCTCGAAAGAAGATGTAGCTGAGTATTTAGGAGTGTCTATAAAAACAGTTACTCGCAGATTGAATTCATCTAAAAAATATTGGTTCGACAAGAACTCAAATTCGATAAAAGAAAAAGGACAAGACCATAAAAACATGGTCGTGTCCGAATAAGACAGCACCGTAAATTCATGGTTGTGTCTTTGTCTCAAAAAGGACAGACAAGACCATAAAAACGTGGTCGTGTCCGGGACAGCCACCTATATATTATATATATAGATAATGTCCTGTCGTCCATCATGTCCATACCTGTATAGACAGGGTTGCCTAAAACGCACCCTGTCATATACAAGGAACATGGACTAAAAGCGAAATTAAAAAAAGAAAAGGAGTGCATTTATAAAAATGTCTATTGAATTCTTTTTACCTATGCAAAAAATTCCAACAACGACTCACCAGCAAAAAAAGGTAAACGTAAGATTTGGTAAGCCAATCTTTTATGAGCCAGAGGATCTGAAAAATGCCAGGGCGAAATTTGAGAGCTTACTCGCGCAGCATGTGCCTCCTGATAAATTTAAAGGAGCGATTCGTCTGACGGTTAAGTGGTGCTTTCCGCGCATCAAAAAAAGCTACGATGGCCAGTACAAGACCACGAAGCCAGATACAGATAATTTGCAGAAGTTGCTCAAGGATTGTATGACGAAACTTGGATATTGGCAAGACGATGCACAAGTGGCCAGCGAGATTGTCGAGAAGTTTTGGGCAGACACAGTCGGAATTTATATCAAGATTGAGGAATTGCCATGAAAATCAATTATA